GATCTGCGGCAGCTGCTCCCACTGCTGCTTGATATGCTTGTCCAAACTTAATCTCTGAACTTGGACTGTAATATCTTCCTTGAGAGACTACTTCCGCTTCGCATAATTTTGCTCCATTCAATGAATTAAAATCCATCTTAACTTCAAAGATATCTACATCATTAAATTTAATAGGATGTTTTAAATTAATAGTGGTAACTCCTCCAATTACAGTTACATAATCTTTCTTCTTTTTATTTATTTCTATCTTTTGTTCTTTTTGTTGTCCTTCTGGATTTTTCTCTTTAAATTCCACTGTATTCTCCTCTTTTTAAAAATTTTAAAATTTGTTTGATTTTTTATATTTTTTGTGGTAATAATACTATTACATAAATCATATTTAGTAGTATTATTTAAAAAACTTTCGTTGACTTTACGGGAGTTTTTTATCTTTATAGAAAACCATCTTCATCTAAATAATTAACTCCATCTACTGCAAATATATTATTTAACTTGTCAACATGAAGGTTTTCTATCTCATCTACAAATATTCTAATACTAATTACTTCAAATTCTGCTTCTGTATCCATAGCTTTAGCTGTTTCTGCTTTTCCTAAGTTCTTACTTTTTGGCATTACTTTAGCCATAATTCTTATTGTTCTTTCTTTAACTTTACCTATTGCACTTCCTGGATCAGCCATCTGAATTTTACCTCTAAAAGCTAATTGATGAATAATTGGTGCGATCAATGTTGTAAATTGCTTATTAACTGCTCTTTTTTTTATTTTCATAGTCATTGATTTTGTTAAGCCTGCAATAGGAACTTCTAATTCTCCTCCTATGCCTGATCCTGTTATTGTATCAGTCATAAATTGAATATTAGGTAGTTCTATATCTACGGTTCCTATTTCTTGTAATGCATTCATATATAAACTAAATCCCTTTAGGGATACTGGAAATCCATTCATTAGTTACCACCTCCAAATAGGTTTTTTAAATAATCAATATCATATTCTAAATCTGACATAATACATTCTGCTACTCCTACTGGTGTCATATATCTTTTAAAATTATACTTCCCAGCTATTAATTCAGTTACTGTATTATCTTGCCCATTAAATTCTATTCTCCCACCTAAGATAGCTCCTATGGTTACTAATCCGTTATAATAATCATTGTAACTATCTACTATTTTATCCATGAGTTTATTATTAGCAGGCTTATCCACATCTAACCAATAAGTTAATGTAAAGTTATTATTATCCCAGACAAACATCCTTTTAATTGAGATAGTATTATCTTTGATATCTGTATTTGATGGATAACATCCTGTTCTATTTCCCCATAACCTCCAACCATTATTAAAATTAATAGCAGTTGCTACACCATTATCATTTAAATAGTTAGCCTGAGCTAAAGTAAGATCTACCTCTGTCTTATTTTTCAAACAGATTCCTGTAATATTTAATGGTTTATTTGATGGTGATTCATATGGAATATCTCCATTATCACTATCTACAGAATACATAGAAGCTGCTACTAAAGTAGATATATGGTAAATATCATCTCCAATAGATCCCATTGGCCAAAAATTATATTGATTCTCATGGATATAGCTGTTGTCGTTTTTCCAGGCTGTTACTTTGCTATAATTATCTATAGTTTCTGAATCTATATCTGTTAATGCTATTCCTCTAAACACTTCATTTATTTTTTTCATAGATGATACTAATGCGGTCATAACTTTACTCTCATGGGTCCATCCTGGAGCCAGTCCAATGTTTGGAACCCTATTAAATTTAGGGAAAACTTGTTCTATTAGAGCAAATCCTTCACTTTTAAGAGTAGTTCCATCGATTCCACCTATAATATCGTCACTATTAACTAAACTAGGATCGAGTTGGCTATATGTTGCTTTATAGTCTCCATCTTCTAATGCTTCATCTATAAATACTATTTCTAAATTTCCATCACTATTAAATGTAGTTATGTATTTTTCAGTTGATATTACTGCATCTCCACTATCTTTTAGAATAAATTTTTCTTGTAGTATTCCAGTTTGGTTTATTTCTCCTATTTTTTTTGTTATTGTTACAGTCGTATTGACTACATCTTTTTTATGAATTGTAGGATCTAATACATTTATAAAAACTACAGGACCTACTTTAAATAATCTAAAGAAGACACTAATAGCCTCACAAAGAGTATAATTTTCCCAATCATCTAGATATCCAAAAGCTTCTAATGCTTCTTTTTCTGAATAACAAAGAACTGGTGTATTAACCTTTGGATTTTTTGCCATATTAACTGGAGCAGTTCCTATTATTACAGCAGTATTACCACTTTTAATAATACTGGCTATGGAAGTTGTACTTTCGCTTGTTGAAATTCCATGATTTATCATTTCTTATATACCTCCTCCAATGCCCTATTAAAAATAATATTCATTCTCGTTCCTGGTTTATCAACTTCATTTATAGCCTTGACATAATCTTTTCCAGATATAAATAATGGAATTATTTATTTATACTTTTCTTTTAACTCTTCTACCTCTTTTGGTAGTGGTCCTCTGAAAATAGTTCCATTATCCAAGATTCCTCTTTTCACTCCAGGACCTATATAAAAAGTTGTAGCTCTTATTTCCGTTTTAAGGACTTTTACTTTTTCTACCTTTGTATCTAATCCTTCTAAAGGCTTAGAATCAATATTTTTCTTTTGTTTGTCTTTTACTTTTTTTTCTGCCATCATTCCTCCTTACAAATAGTCATCTTGTGGCTGAGTTACTGATATTTCAAAAGTACATTTAGTTTCACCTAAATAATGAGGAAACTCTATTTCACCATAAATTTCATGTTTCATAGATCTTTTTAATATTCCAAACTGAAAGTTTGTATCTTTAAAGAAATCTTCTCTAATTTTATCTACCACTGAAAGAACATCCCAGTGACCAGTTGCATGACTTTGATTTTTAAAAATATCATTTTTCATATTTTCTCGACTTACTCCAATAGTTCCATATAAGATATTAATATCTGCAACACCACTTAGTTCTTCATCTTTAATGTGGGTAGTTTGAATTAATATATACGGTTCACCTCTAACTGCTGATTTAGGTAATGCACCTGTTTCAACTAATGGTAAAACAAATTCACCTTTATCATTTATAAGTTGAATACCTTTTACAGCTCTAGTTATCCTTCTTTTTATCTCTTGCTCTAAATTTCTTACTGACATAACTACTCCTATTTTTCAAAGAATTTATCTACTTCTTTTTCTAAATTATTTTCTAATCTCTCTTGAATAAGATCTTCAATAAAATCAATTACATTATTTGTTTCTAGCATCCCGCCTGTAGAGTATCCTCTTTGTAAACTAATAGGATTTCTTTTTTTCCCATCTCTTCTAAACACCTGAAGGTTTCCAGGTTGATTTTTAGGAGCATTAACAAAAGCTCTCTTTAATTCTTTTATCCCCCCGGATCTACTTTGTGCTACTTTAATAGGACCATTACTTGGAATATCTACTTTAAATCTTTTAAGAGTAAATGTATCCTGTTTCCTATTGTTTTTAACTTGAGCTACTGTATTACTTTTATTAGCTCTTTTTATTGTAATACTGGCATTTATAGGCTTTTTTTCAATATAGAATTCATCTATAATACGATTTACTACATCTTTTTTAGCTTCAAGAGCAGCTCTATTAGCAGCTCCCGAAACCACACTTTCAATACCATTTGTTATTCCTTCTAATTCTTTTGTTACTTTTTCTAATAATTCACTATCTATCTCAATCATAAAATTTCACCTTCTGTATTTCGTGAGTTCCGAAATCATTTCGGAACTCACGAAATTGATTATCTATAATTAGTAGCTATATCTATCCGGTAAGTATTACCTAGATCTTCTATATCTAAAATTTTATAAGATTCATCATCTATTATCACTCTATCATTAGGCGCTAATGATAATGGAAAATCTATTTTTCTAATGGATATACAAATCCCATTAGTATAGATCCCCATATCTTCTGCTTTCCCTTTATATTTTGTTCTAAAAGTTTCTGAAGACTTGATTACTATGATTTCTTCTCCTTCAAAGATAATCTTTTCTCCTATTTCATCTGAGTTAAAAAAGAGATCTAAATCTTCATCTACCATTTCTTTAAAGTTCATCTTCAGCTTCTATAATTACTTCTATAATCTCAGCTTTTCTAGTAACTTTTAGTTCTAAATCCATATCTTCTGCTATCTCTTTTAACTCTGAGATATTTAAATCATCTAGTTCTTTTCTTCTTTTTTCAAATGCTAACTCTTCAGGAGTTTTTTCTTCCTGGAACTGAGATTTAATCTCAGTTACGAAATCAGATTTAATAAGATCTTCTGCATCTTTATCATCCAATTGAATAATTTCCCCAGGCTTATATATCTTTCCTTTATATTCAATGGCTGTTATTTTAACTTTACATTTTTTCATTATTACCCCCTATATTACTTTAGCTGCAATCCATCCTTGAGCATCTTCTGGTATGATTAATGGTGAAGATTTAAGTTCTAATAAATCTGTATTACCTTCAGATGAAGGAACAGTCTTTACAGCTTCTTTTCCAATAAAGATCTTAGCTTTATCTGTAATTTTTTCTCTGAATGGGAAACTTCCATAATTTACTCTAAAACTCTTGGCTTTGAAGTATAGAAGTGTTCCATCAGGAAGGATAGGTTCTTCATTAGGTTTACCATATTCTTTTACCCAATCCATGTATGAGTAGATCTTTGTATCTATTTCTGGAATATATCCAATATATGAAACTCCCGGTTCTTTTTCTTTTGGCTTAAGATCGATAAGAGTATCATTAAGAATTCTTACTTTCTCCATAAGGACTTTATTGTTTATAATCGATCTAGCTACATCCGGTGTAACTATTACAGTGTCCACAACATTTCCTGTATTCTTTTGAATCTCAAGTTTTTGGTTACTTAACCATCCAATAATATCTGAATCAACATTATCAAACTTATCTGTCCCCGTTAATACTTTCAACGCAAAGTTTCCATATCTAATCCCCTCTTTTCCATCTCCCATAGGAAAAACTCCAGTCATTACTAACTGAGATAATGCCCAAATCTTAGTCCTATGAGCTATTGTTTTTAAAGTTTTTAAATCTTCTGCTACCTGTTTTTTTAAGATCTTATTTAGATCTTTTTTACCAGTAACATAGATTCCTTCACCAAATTGTTGTTGATATGCCGATTCAGCAGTCGCTGGTATTTTTAAAGAAATAAATGGTGGTTTATATCTTTCCACTGCAAATCCTTCTCTTTCGATTAAGATTCCATTAGACATAGGCCCTACAAATGCTGCTCTTACTCTTCCATTATCTTTAGAATGGATCTCAATTTCTTGAACTACTTCTTCTATTTCTTTACCTATTAAGATGTTCCATAGGAAATTAACAGGTCTTTTTACCCTTTCTATTGCTGCGGTTATCTTTCTTGCCTCATATGGTCCTGCCATTTAAAATCACTCCTTTTAGTTTTTTAGATTTATCTCATATAAATATTTTTAGAGATACCATGTATTCTTATCTTTTCTATATCTGTAGCTTCTTCTTTAAGAACTCCACTCTTGTAAAACATCCCGCTTACATAAACCATAGCTGTTTCAGCAGCTGTTACTACGATATCTTCAGTTAGTACTCCAAAAAACTTAGTTTCATCTATACATTTTGATAATTTTAAAGTTGTAGGATCTAATTCTAGAAGCATTCCTCTTTTGTAAGTTCCTGCCACAAATCCCATAGGCTCTACTAGATACGGAACAACTCCTCCGGCTTTTAGATTTTCAGGTACTATTGTTTCTTTAGACATTTAAAATCACTCTCCTTAATATTCTTCATTCGCTAATGCTACTATGTCATTAATCTCATCTGCTTCTTGCTTTTCCGTTAACTCTTGTTTTGTCATTCCTTCAGCAACTTCTTCTTGAACTCCGCTTTGTTTAGCATCATCAATTTTATTTAATAGAATTTGCATTTTATCTACGACTTTAGTTTGAACTTCACCTTTTTTAGGTTGCGTTGACATCTCTTGGAGAACATCATTGATTAATTCTTGGTTGGTAGCCTCTATTGGAGTTTCAAATTTAGCTTTTTGAATACACTCTAATGTTCTTCCTGCTCTTTGTTCAATTGTCTCTAAATTTTGAATTCTTGATCTTTCCTCTGTAACTCCTACCTGAACTATTTGCTTGTATAGATCTGGGTATTTTTGCATTAATTGATTTAAATCCATTTTCACATCTCCTTTTTTATTAAAATTATCTATTTTTATATTTTGTTCCACTGGTTTGGTTTTTGGTATATGTTCTTTTTCTAAAAAATTATTTAAATTTTTAAATCTAGAGATATCTACAGAAAGGTCTTTCCCACACATAAGGATATTTTTATCAAAATACATTTGAGAGTCGACATCATTTTCTATGTGACTAATAAATCCAAATCCTTTGGCTTCATCAGCAGTCATCCAAGTTTCGTAATCCATTTTTTCTATTAATTCATCCCGCGTGAGATTTACTTTTGTTAAATATGCACCAATAGAAAGTTCTTTTAATTTATCAAGGTCATCTGCTTTCTTTCTAAGTTCCTTTGCCCCTCCACTAATTGATGGTGAGTAAGGGTTATGTATCATCATCATGGAAGTTCTACCCATGTTGATAGTATCTC